TGCCGCTTACCTATTACTATTTCCTATTATAGTGAATTTTTATCCTATAACAAGTAAAATAGTTCGCCCGAAAATTTATATCACATCTCCATGCCAAACAACAAAGGCAGAGCCTCAACAAAAAAGCCCTGCCTTTAAAAGAATTGGGGTCTGAGACGAGACCTTAGTCGAGTCTCACAAACTCCTGTAATTAAACTACTTATGAATTTTCATCGCAGGCGCACAGTCCAACTTGAGGTCAAACTTGACCAGCCATTCCCCGAACCTCCGCCAAAAACGCCTCCAATAAATATACTCCAGCAGGCCCTGACGGTCAAATCTTATATGACCGACCATCCGGATGAAACCTGCCTCTCAGCATCTGCAAAGATCAACGTCCATCGCAAACGCATCACCAAACTCATGACAATCCTCAATAACCTCCCCAAAGAATTCATCGAAAAATACAAAGAATGCGATGATCCAAAAATCCTCTACCGCATGTCCGTCAAACCGCTCTATCAAATCGCCTCAAATCCCTGCCCAAACCGGATTGCCCAAGAGCTAGAGAAATTTGAACAATCCCAACTTAGCATAGTTACTGATTAATATGCCCTTGCTATTTCTTTATCCCATAAATCTCTTCTATCATCTCCCAATCAACTTCGTTGGCAGATCCTAAAGGATTCAGCTTCTCCCCATAGGGTGAAATAATCCAAAGCCAGTCATAACTTCCAGCACCTCCAAGCGCAAAGTATTCATGCATTTCAACAATAAGGCCTCCACTATGTTCACCTTTTGTAATGAGCCAAACATTAAGCGCTGGAGATATGTATCGATAAATATTATGCTCTAAATTATGCTCATACAAAGCACAAGACGTTTCCCACGCTGGAATTAAAACATATTCACGCTTGCCATCAGGCGTCTGCTTTGGCTCACCGCAAAGCTTATCAGGTTTCTCATGAAAATAATCTGAAGCATTGGGCAATGCTTCTGGATATTCTGTCGATGTCTTAGTAAAACCATCAGTCGTAATTGCATAAATATCTTGATAGCTATATACAGCCCCGGCAGAAACATGAATCGCGATAGTCTTTTTCTGCCTATCAACCGTTGTCGAGTAATCAAGAAGCCTATACGGCTCTTTATTCGTTATTTGCAAATAATCATCTTCTAATACCCATATATCCTGGCTGTCAGCCAGATCATAAGCCTTGTAAGAATGCCCACCTCTTTGAGCGTTATACATCTCAACCAAAATGAAATCATCCCTGCCATCAAAATTAATGTCATAGAAAAAGAATGGTTCTTCATCTGTCCCGAAATTATATTCTTCTTCAGCGATCTTCGGGTCTGCATATTGCAAACCAATATCTTTCTTCAAAATATTAACAACATGCCCGCCTTCCTCCTCAGCCTGAACCTTATCAATAGAACCCTCTAATCGATCCGCTTTAATACCAAAATGATTATTAACAACCGTCGAGCTTGTCCCATGCTCAAGATTAGTAAGCTCGATTATTGCTGGCCCCAAAACATGCTGATTGCGGAATTCTTTAGGCATCCATAACACCCTGACAGAAAGACCATGAACTGGTTTATTATATTTTAGTTCAACAACTTCTTGCTCAACATCAGTCTCATTATCACTAAAATCAAACGTCTTAGGCTCTCTATCCCCTGACCCCGAAACAAAAACCATATTATCCAGCAAACGGATATCTCCATCAAAGCGATCTCCCAGACCAACAGATCTGACAACTGAGAGCAAATTCTGTGTATACTTTCCCTCAGACCAAGAACTTTCCGCTGTTGATTCTTTTAAAACTAAAAGATCCATAAATATTCCAGACCCGCCTCCGCTATCCGCTGTTTGCAGTACATGCATTCCATTCTCAAGTTGCCCCAACCATTTATATTGAAAGTATCCACCCTCATCCCTATCAGCCCGCACCCATCCGTTATCAACTTTGACATCATCCTTAGAATATTGATTCGTATCAAAAGCTGACTTAACATCAACAGAAGTAACTATCGGAGGACGATAATCTGACATCCAATTAAAAAACTCAGCAATCAATAAAGGGTGAATGGGTTTGCCATCATAAGAAAAACTGGCTTTAGGTTCATTCAAGCCTGCTTCTGCCATTGCCGGAGCAAGAAGAATAAAAAAAGACAAAATTAAAAACGATATTTTTTTCATAAAAATCCTCATTTGATATATTTAGCCATTTCCTCGAACTTCTCGAGCAACTTATTTGCCAAATCTGTTTTTTTGATCAAAAACGGAGCCCAGCGCCCTTGCGAATCCGGTGATAAGTGATTTTGGATCCGCAAGCTCTCGCCACGCTTGCTTTTAACCACCGTTCCCTTCTCGACCTCAAGACTCGGCACCAACAAAACGTTCTCATCGATCTCCATCTTCTGCGCATTGAAATACGCCCCGACAACAAAATATGAATGATGCGGAGTGAAAGTCTTCTTATTGATATCCATCAAAAAATACCCACGCTTCTCAACATTAAACCGTCCCTTGATCTGCAAAAAGATCGGCTGATACATTCCAGCCTTTGTGACAACCAAATCAACGCCCTGAGTATCTGTAACCGGCCGATAAACACTCAACAATCCCTGCCCCTGAAGAACAATTAACTCCTTGATTCGCTCTTCGACAATATCACCCTTAGCTTGAGATGACAGCCCTGATATATCCACAAGCGTCTCAGCCTCCTCAAGTGGGGAATCCTTAACTTTCGCCTTAAAGGAAAGACTGTATTTTGATCCGCTTTTCTCGAAAACTACCTCATCGCCGACCTTTGTTTTATGCGCCTTATACCAGCGAACAAGACCAAAGACGCGCTTATGCTTAGCGTTATAAGTCAACTCATGATCTTTGCCATCTACCACAACCGGAATCTTTCCATCTTTATCCGGCATCATTTCAATGCCCTTTGCTGGAATATGCAAAAAGCCCAATTTAATTTCTACGTCAATAAGCTTTCGGATGAATTTCTTAATCATTATTTTAGATTCTCTTTCACAACGGTATATAAATCTCTTAATTCCCCATCCCCCATGTCTAAAATAGGCTCATACATGAAAGAGTTAACATGAATATTTATAGGTGTAATTAAATTTACCCGCTTCAACAACTCTATATTCTTTTCTTCATTATTGTATTCATCCATATATTTTTTTAACATCTTATAATTTTGAGCAGATTCAATAGTCGTTAGATATGCTTTATCCGTTATCTTTGTTGCCATAAATTGCTCTGCTTTTAATCTGATCGCAATTGAAAGAACAATTTTATTCTCTAAATTCAGCCCTTCTTCTGCACTCAAACAGCTTTCAGCTGTATCAAAAATAAAATCAATCATATTTTGATCCACAACGCTAGGAAACGTAATATCTTGAATATTCCTCTCAAATACTTCTTTAATATTTTCTACTTTTAATAAATCAGTTACTCCCGATTTATAATGCACAATACTTGTTAAAAGCTTGTAGTCATCATTATCCATCCCTTTAGTATATTCGATAATATTGCGCACAAATGGGATTGAAGCAACTAACTTCCTGCGATCACTTAAATTTAGCTTCCAATCTTTAACAAAGGGGTTGTTCAAATATTTGATGGGCTCTAAAGCTACTCCCAAATCTTTTTTGAATGCAATCAAACTTTGATTATATGTGGAAACCCCTCTGCTTTGAATAGTTCTAAAAAAATCAAAATTATGAGATAAAATAATCATATAAAATTTGTTCTCGTCCGACATATACTTAAGATATTCGACAATTGCATACTTGTTTTTATAATCAAATGAATCTGCAATATCATCAACAATGAATAAAGTTATTCCATCTTGTTTTTTTCGAACTTCCACTTCAAATATAATATTTAAAATATATAAAGCCCGCTTTTCTCCCGTACTCAATATTTTCAAAAGATCATTCTTATTCTCAAAACTTCGAGTCTCTGCCCCATCTTTAAAGATAAACTGAATGGTCTCGACATCCTCCTTTAATATAACATCCTCTTTGTTCGCGATATTGACTGAAAATGGGAGATGAGAAAATCTGGTATTAAATATTCGGACTACTTCTTCCCAATCCGTTTTTTCCTGCTTAGCTTTTTCAAGAAGCCCTTCAATTACATTCTGTCCGTTCTTATATTTCTCTACCAAATCTACAAATAAAGATTTTTGATCAACAAAATAAGCCATCCATATTATTTTTGCCAATCCACTTAGATCGTCTAGCTCCGGTAATATTTCTTTATTATCCAGCAAATAATCTCGAAACTCCTGAAGTTCTTTATTAGATAATTTTTTGCTTATCTCTTCAAATGTACCCCGCAATCCCTCATCACTAAATATTTTGTTTCTTTCTTCAGTAAGAATTGCCTGTAACTCTTCGTCAGATGAGTACTCTTTTTTCCCACTACCATCAAACAAATTGACCGAATGCCCGCCCTGAAAAAAGTTATTAGCTACAAGCTGTCTTTGTATGTTTTCTGCATGATGAAATTTAAAGTTTTTGTTTAAATAAGGAGATTTCTCAATTAACTCATCATACTTCTCAATATATTTCTTTATTGATTCTTTAAAATCTTTTGTTTTCAAGAAATTTAAAACTTTGTCGTTAAAAATTATGCTGTAATTAATTGAATGAAACGGGAGCGGATCACTGGACACAACACTTTTCTCAAGATCAAGAAGCGCATCAAAAAAACTTTTCCCAAAAATCTCTTCAAGAGTAGCTTCAATATTATTATTTCTTCCAGACAGCCCTGATAACTGCTTTAATTTCTTTAATAACTCGGCTTTGCTTTTATCAATTTCCTTATGAATCGTGTCATACTCTTGTTTCAATTGCTTATTGGCAAGCAAAGTAGATATTTTTTCTGATTTATACTCTGCATTATATGATTCGATAACAAAAACATTATCTCCTCCCAAGTCATTCCCATCGGCTAATATTTCACGTACGGTTTTTCTTTCAGGGAAAGCCAAATCGACTGATTGCCGTCCTTTTGAATAGTCTTCAAATGTTTTCGCAAAAGAAGTCTTCATGATTCCATTAGCGGCATATATTGCGAACGTTCTGTTACTCAAATCAAACTCATATTCAAGATTCTTAATCCCGTAACAATATTTAAATTTAATATTTATCTTTTTCATAACTTATCAGCCCCTCTTCTATGGGTTTCTATATAATCATTGGAAGGATTCCCACTGCTTCATATAAAACTATGAATTAATTAATTCATAAAATATAAATCTACCCATCCAATCGATCATTCTTATCTCATCACCTTATCCCTGAGCGCTTGATAGGAATCAATCACGTCATATTTAATATCTGCATGACCAAGAGCTTCAAAATGCTTTCGGGCATAGCTAATCTTTTTCTGCTCAATTTCCTTTAACTGAAGACTCTCCATACTGCCCTTTGTTTCCGCGATGAAGTAAACATACTTATATTTATCCGCGTCAAAGACTATCGCCCAATCCGGAGAATAATTGCCAAGCGGTGTTGGTATTTGAAAACCATTCTGCCCTCTTGGTAATTTCGCATAAACCAGAACATCTTCAGCTTCCAAAGCCTTGGCGAAATCCCTTTCCACCTTAGAATCCGTCTTCACATAATCATGAACATGCTTTCTGACTTCGAGAATATTGTCAGCAAGTGAGCCTTTAAAATTGTTGATGGTAAAAACACTGTCGTCATAAGACTGATCTGTCTTTGAATAAATGATATTGTTGATGAGCGTGGCCGCTTTCTCGCTATTAATCAAATTCACCACGCCTTGGATAAAACTTTCCGGATTGACTTTGAAATTGTGAAATGTATCGACGCGCAAATTCTGCAATATCTTAACGACTGTTCGTCTTGTCAAATTCGTCTCTTTCGCGATCTCAGCAACCAAATCATATTTCAATGAACCAAGTAATGATTCAGCCTTCTCCGTTATATTTTGTTGCTTCTTCATGCTCTCGCCTGACTTAAGGCTTGATTCATCCATCTTGTCTTCTTGCTCACCGGAAGTGATATGCACCACGATTTTCTTAACAGTTAAATTATTATCAATCGCTTCAACGCTCTTCTTGATCAATTCGTCGCTGTCAAAATATACCTCATACACCGTCTTGACCTTGATCTTCTTCCAGAGATCCTGAAACTCTTTCTTCGCAAAATTTTCATTCGGCTTTAAAACAGCTTCATTGATACTGTTAGCGTTCTCATTTTCAGAGGCTTTAAAGTTAGCAGTTGTATAAATATTCTGCATCAACTGCGCAACTTGCGTTTCAAACCCCTTCAATTTTTCAGGCACTGTATATTTTTTATCCGCAATATCCTGAATAAAAACATCTGTGATCTGATAATTCTCATTCACATACCCCTTCATTTTCAGATCAACAATTAAATCCATTGAAGCTAGATCATCAAAAATAAACTTATCGCCTTTTTCATTAGTTAAAACCAGATCTTTTAAAACCTCCACCGTCAATTTCACCGGTCTTTCCGAAAGTGACTCTACGATCTCATTCTGCAGTTCTCGCGCGAAAGAGTCATAAGACTCACTAGCAACAACCGTCAATTTATTCACATCAAAGAACTCGCCTTCAAGCATCGAAACATCCATACGCTCGCCTTGCCCATTCACACAGATCCTCAATCCTCTGCCTATCTCCTGACGCTTACTGATCGTTGACTGGCTGTGTTTAAGCGTGCATATCTGAAAGATATTCGGGTTATCCCATCCTTCCCTGAGTGCCGAGTGAGAAAAAATAAACCGCGTCGGTTCCTTCAGATCCAAAAGCTTTTCTTTATTCTTCATGATCAGATCATACGCACTCTCATCATCGCTCCCGCCTTCTCCGCGCTTTTCTTTAGAATCAACAAGATTTCCTTTCTTATCTATCGAAAAATATCCTTTGTGAATATCCCCAACCTGATGTTTCGCAAGATACTCGTTATAATCATCTTCAAACAAATTAAGCTGGCTTATTGCCTGACTATATTCTTCTTCAAATACTTTGGCATAATCACCATTTTGATCCGGCTGAGAATAATCCCTGTATTTGACGACCTCATCAATAAAAAATAGCGACAACACCTTAATCCCTTTAGAAAACATGATCCGTTCTTTTTCAATATGTGATTTGATCGTTTCTCGTATCTGAATGCGCCTAACATGCTCTTCATCCACATGCCCTATTGTTTGCCCGACGGATAACTCAACCCCATTGGTAAATACAACCTTATTCGTTAATCCGTTGATTTCACTTACAACAAACCCTTCATATTGGGGCATTTCATTTGATAAATCGAACAACCTGTCATTTTCTTTAACCTGCCGAATCTTTTTCTGAATACCATTATTCTGCTTTACTTCCAACTCCAGATACGCAACCGGATATTTATTTTTACTCACCTGAATACGATCGAGGAATAAATAACTATTAGTTCCGCTATTGCCCACGACCTCAATCCCTTTGACACTGATCTTTTTAACCAACTTTTGGTTATAAGCATCAATAGCATCAAGCCGATAAATCTTATTGAAGTCCTTTTTATGAGTGGCGGAATACCGCAACGTAAACAACTGATCAAACTCTCTTTGAGTAAATATCTTCTCTGCCTTTTCTCCGAAACGCTGAGGCTCATCAATGATCAAAATGGGTCTGGCGCGCTTGATAATATCAATAGGCCGCTCACTTTGAAGTGTATCCAATTTCTGATAAATCTTTCTGGATTCTTTGCTCGTTGTCGCAAAAGCCTGATAATTCATAATGATCACTTCAATATTCGACGTGTCCGCGAAGCTCTTAATATTGATCAGATTCGATTTGTTCTGAGTGTTATAGATCGAGAAACGGATCTTCTTGCCGTATATTTCCTGAAAATGTTCCGCAGTTATTTCGAGCGATTTATGCACACCTTCCCGAATCGCAACGGACGGCACCATGATAATAAACTTGTTCCAGCCGTAATGCTTGTTCAGCTCATACATGGTTTTGGTATAAACATAGGTTTTGCCGGTTCCGGTTTCCATCTCAATGGTAAAATTCAATCCATCCAGACGGTCAATAACTTTTAAACCCTGCTCTTTCTGCAAAGCCTGAACATTTTTTAAAATATCGCTATCTGTAATTTCAATTTTCTTGTTAGAAAAGATCTCATGGGCCACAAAACCAGTACGCCCTGCCACTTCCTTGCGTAAACCCTTGCTCTGACCAAGAAAACACTGCACCACCGCGGATGCGGCGTCTGTCTGATATTGTTGATGTTTAAATTGAAGTTTCATTCTTATATCACCGTAACCTTTGTTTCAGGTGAAAGCCTCTTGAACCGCTCTTCTACATTAATACGATCTTTGTCGTCCTTAAAACTTGCGTCTTTGAATACCACTTTAAAAGGTTTCAAGCCCGCGATCTCATCGACGATCTTAAAATCAATATCATTGTCAAAACACGCCACAAGCGCGTTAGTCTGAACAATAAAAACCGTATTTTTGCCAATTTTTTTTGTTTCAATAGGAAGAGAAAGCTCCAAGCCCAGATCAAGTAAAACTTGCGTAAGCAGGTCTTCAGGCGTGCGATCTTCTTTGATATTACTTTCTAAAAACGCAAGCTGTTGCTGATCTAACGAAGCCGGATGATAAAACACATCCTTCATATTACTCGTGTCCGTTTTATAAACACGGAATCCGATATCGAGCTTGCTCGCATCAATCGGCTCCTGGCCCAACTCCAATTGCTGATTCTTTTTTTTAAGCTCATCGACTATTTTCTTGCCCGCACGACGAATACGTTCTTTAGCTAATTCAGTTAAGTAATGAGGCTTAGAAATTTTATCTAAAAAAGAAATGCCATTTTCTATAATTTTTCTTTCAGATGAATCAGCTTTTTTAAGATTTACATCTAAGTCCTCCGGCAATTGAACTAATATAAAATTAATTTTTTTATTTTCTTGTATAACCAATTTAAATACAGCTTCAGCAGTTGTGCCAGATCCAGAGAAGAAATCTAAAACAATGTCATTCTCGTTTGTAATAAAATTAATGAGATGTTTAATAAGTGAGACTGGCTTTGGATAAGAAAATAAGTCTGCGCCCATTAATTCAGAAAGCTCACTAGTCGCATTTTCATTTGTCCCAACACTGTTTAATTTTTTATTTATTATGGGAGTTGTATATTTGTCTTTGATGAAATTAGTTGGTCTTTTATATCCCTCCTCTGACCTAATAAACCTTATCGATAAGATATCGGACTTAATTATAAACTTTGTCCCATTTTTTATTTCCTCATTTAAAAATTCCTGCGTCCATTTAAACTCACCCTTAAGCCTAAAATCCTTACTCGCATAACCATCACAAATTTTTATTTCATCTAATAATTCTACTCGATCCGGTTTCTTAGCAGAATATTTGCCATTCGGAAATTTAGACGGGTTAAAGAAAACTTTATCACATGGAAAAGTTAATATTCTTTCTGAGTTACCTGAATTTAATAATGGTTGATCTCCCCCATCCAAAAGCTCACCTTTGTACTTAAATGGATTCCAGCTCTTTTCATAACAAAGAATATATTCGTTTGTTTTTCTTGACTTAGTAGATAATGCGGGAGGTGTAGATGTCTTTACCCAAGAAAATATTTCAATAAAATTATCTTCGCCAAAAATTTCATCCATAATAGTTTTTAAATTTGCAACCTCTTCAACACCTATTGATACAAATATCGCTCCATTTTCGTTCAGTAAATCTCTTGCTACAACCAACCGCTCATACATCATACTCAGCCAATCCGAATGAAACCGTCCGTTTGAATCTGTATTCCTGAACAGCTTACCGCCTTCTTCATCTTCCACGCCAAGCTCATCTTCATACTCATCCTTAGTCTTCTTGAAATCATCTTTATAAATAAAGTCATTACCCGTGTTATACGGCGGATCAATGTAGATCATTTTGACTTTACCCAGATAACTTTCCTGCAAGATCTTTAAGACTTCAAAATTGTCGCCTTCGATATACAAGTTCTCTGTTGTGTCAAAATTAACGGATTCTCCACGACAAGGGCGAAGTGTTTGGGTGATAGGTGTATTGGCTTTAAGAAGAGCCGATTTTTTGCCCGGCCAGTCCAATCGATAACGTTCGCCCTCTCCCTCTACAATATCCTTGGATAACGCGGTTTTAAGCAAATCGAAATCCACAGCTTTTTTAAGCGTTCCGTTTTCATCACGCGTTTCGGTGATCACATTAGGAAACAGCTCGGCGATTCGCTCAATATTCTTATCCGTTAAATCCGGTATCTGCATTTTCAATTTATCCATTTTTATGACTCCTCTTTAATCTTGCGAAGCTGGTTCTTTCTCTCCAGCAATATTTTGTTCAGTTCAACTTTACGATTAAACTGTTTTTCCTTTGATATCTTGTTCTCTAAAACTCCGATTTCATTTTCCAACGCCTTGATCTTGTTATCTGTATCGACAATCTCATGAAAACTGGCTTTTGTCCTCGCTTCATTTGTGATAAAAACCTTGATGACCTTTTGATAAACCTTCTCCAGATCGATCCCAGTAAAGTCAAATACCTTATCTTCGTTCCAGTCTGAAAAATAATAATTCTCCGGCTTCTGCCCTTTTAAAGTGACTGCGTAAGCCTCGCTATCTTTATAAACAAACCGATACAAAATTTGATACGGAATTGCCTTATCAATAACCTTCAAAACATTTTTCGGAATAATCTGCTCTTTAAGCTCAATTTCAAATATCTGGATTTCAGTAACTTTATCTGTTTTGGCAATGCCGACTGTGCCTTCCGCCAACTTGTATTTCCATGTGATCTTTTGGATCTTATCAATAAATTCCTTTTGCAACTTGGCGCTTAAAGCCGCTTTTTCATAAAATTTATTCTTTGCGATAAATTTATTAACAAAAGCCGCTTTGGGCAATTTAAAGCTGTCAATCGCCATCACTTGATCACCACAAAGGTCAAAAGCTCAAAATCCTCTAGACCTTTAATATTGTTCATGAGCGCGGTCGTTCCTCCGGGCGAAAACAGACTATCAACATCACTCTCATCTTTCACATGAAGAACAGACTCAATCGCTTTATTTAACAGCTGGGAATATTTTGTCATATTCTTTCCGTCATCGGTTTCCTCATTAAACAACTCGTAAACTTCTTGTATGGCTTCGCTGTTGCCTTTACAAATCGCGCGCAAAATATCCAGTGTTGTTTTTACATTCAAATGATTAGATAAAACATCTCCATTTGCTGTTATATAGACCAAATAAAACGGATGAAGCTGATTGGTTTTATCAATATTGACCCCGGCATTGATATTCCTTAATACAAAAATAACGCCCGGCTCAATTCCGCGATCCATATCCTTCTTGCAAACTGCGTGCATCCCGTTGGGAAGATTCGCCATACTGCCGTTTTCTTTGATGTAGTTGACCAAATCCATACGGAAATCATTCAAGCCCAAATCAGTTATGGAAACACCGGATCCCATGTCCTCGATATCCACTACCTCTTCCTGCAGTTTTTCCAACTGCTTTTTCCGAAATAACAGATCCGATGATTTATTGGTCAACACGTTATCTTCGCCGGTTGCTGTCGCATCGACCATAAACATCTTGCTTTCAACCCGATTCTTCAAATTTATATAATCATCAAGGGATAATTGCGGCCAGAAGTTGATCAACTGAATATCTGTATTCCTTGAACCTATTCTATCAATACGCCCGAAGCGTTGAATGATACGCACCGGATTCCAATGGATATCGTAATTAATAAGCATGTCGCAATCCTGCAGGTTCTGTCCTTCTGAAATACAATCCGTAGCGATCAACACATCAATCTGAGGCGCATCTTTATCCCTTCTCTCCTTTGAACGTGGAGAGAAATTGATAAGAATATTATTAAAATTGTGATCCGCCGAGAGGGTTGTCTGGTTCTTATCAGAACCCGTTACTTTACCGGTTTCCAAATGAAGTGATTTATTGTAATTGGCAATATTCTCATACAAATAATTCACCGTATCCGCAAACGCGCTGAATATCAATATTTTACGGTTCCCAAGATTAATAGGATGCTCGAGTTTATTTTTTATAAAAGATTTTAAGTCCTGAAGCTTTTTATCATGTTCGGGTGTCACTCTTTGCATTTCAGCAAATATTGTTTTAGCGATCAAGAGATCTACTTGTAAATCCTGCTTCCATCCGGATGTGTTCATATCTTCTAAATTGACTTTGACTTTACCACCGACACTAAATTCATCACTGAGCCAGTCATCACTATCGGCATCCAGATTGATATCATTAAATTGAGTTGCCTCAACTGATGATTGAACGCCTGTTTTTTCAAACTCTTCTATTTTCCCAATCGTATCCTCAATCTCTTTAATGAACTTGCCGAGTGTGATCCGAAATGAATCGACAGAACTCTCTAACCTTTTCAAAAAATTAACCCGCATCAACGTTTGAAGGTTTTTCTCGCGGTGGATTTGCTGAAAGCTAACATTTTCTTTAATATTCGTGTCATAAATATCACTATAAAACTCTCGCTTTGTATCCAATATATATTCCGTCGGAGAATAAATAGACATGGACAACTTTGAAAGCTCTTTGTAAAGCTCTGATATCTCCATAAATCCATTTAGATCGGCAATATCAGCGTGATGCGTGATCGGTTTTAATCTGTTAGGGAATTTCCCGATCTTATTGATATCGTAATACTTCTCAATATGTTTTCGACTTCGGGCTATTGTGACGCTGTCTAATAATTTAAAGAAATCAAAATTTGCATTAAGACGTTTCAACAAATCTTGGCTGGTTCTTTCTTCCAATGGCAGTTTTGACCATTCATTAAATACCCTCTGCGCGTTGGTCAAAATAGTTTCAATCGATTTATCCGCGTCCATCTTTCCGTCGGCAATGTTTGTCTCGCCCTCGCAAGCCAAAGCAATCTGATTTTTTAAATCAGTAAACCTGTTATTAACCGGCGTTGCCGAAAGCATAAGGACTTTCGTTTTAACACCTGCCTTCATAACATCATTGAGAAGCCTTTGATAGCGGGTTATCCTGTCTTTTCGAGGGTCATTGTTTCTGAAATTATGCGATTCATCTATAACGACAAGATCATAGTTCCCCCAATTGATCCTTGATAAATCTATTCCGTTAGATTCGCCACAGTCACGCGATAAATCTGTATGATACAAAACATCGTAATTCAGGCGATCTTTGATCAGAGGATTGTCATCGTAATTATTTAAAAATGTCTGCCAATTATCCCCTAACCTTTTCGGACAAAGAACAAGCACCGTGCGGTTTCTCTCCTGATAATATTTGATTACAGCCAACGCGGAAAAAGTTTTTCCAAGCCCGACGCTGTCGGCAAGAATACATCCGTTATGACGTTCCAGCTTATTAATGATCCCCAAAGCGGCATCCTTCTGGAAGTCGTATAGCTTATTCCAGATGGCAGAATTCTTAAATCCAGTTTTCTCGTTGGCGAGTTCGTCTTCTGATATATCTTCTAAGAATTCATCAAAGATATTAAAGAGAGTTAAATAGTAGATAAATTCGGGAGAGTTTTCTTTATAGAGATTCGCGATATATCCGACGACATCATCAGTCACATTCTTCAATACAGATTCATCATTCCATATCTCTTCAAAATTTTGAATGTACTGTTTTGTGGTTTCAAAATCATCGGTCTTGATAATTTGATGCAGAATCGAATTATTTTTCTCGTAACCAAACCCTGCACTACTGAATTCGTTTATCCCCATATAAACGTCTTTATTCTCGCCGTTCATCAACGTAATATGCGGCTGAATATATTTATCGCCGACATTTGTTTTAAACGTTACTTTTTGTTCAATCCATTTTTTGCATTCCTTGGCGATCGCCTTGCCTTTTAGTTCATTCTTTAAATTGATCTCAAAGTCTGAACCACCGATAGACTTCTGCCTAAGATCTGCTCTGATTTGGAACTGTTTCTTTTCTCTTTTGTTTTTATCAACTTCAATAAAAGTGGGATCAGTGAAGATAAAATCTAATTTTTCAACTTTCTTTAGCTCATTTTTCAAACATTCAAACCCATATATCGTAAAGATACCAGCCGCGACCTGAAGCTTGCTTTCCTTCCCGATGCATTTCTTGAAATCATCGCCAACTTTTTCAGTTTTATTGTTAAAACTTTGAATCATTTATGCGATTGTCCTTTGTTTTTCTTGTTTCCGTGCGCAAAAGAATAAGACTTTGACCACTGATCTATATCATCTTTACGGAAACGCCACTGACCGCCCGCACGAAAAGCCGGGATTTTACCATCCCTCGCCAAACGTCGGATCGTATATGGATGCAAACTTAAATAATTTGCTATCTCTTCTACAGTAAATGGTTTACCAAGTTCCGCCATAGAACCTCTCCTGTTACATTTTAACACATATTCTAACACACCAAATTTAGTTATCAACAAAAAAACCTTCCCCAGCCATAACGGCCAGCGAAGGTCTCCTTTTAATATATATATTATTAATGTACGTTGAAATAGATGTTTACCAGCTCCGCGACAAACTTGTGCTTACCCCCGATATGCCAATCTGTGTTGCGCTCCGGATCCAGATTTGATTTGTAATCATAAATCGTAAAGACAAGACCATTGATCCTGCCAACCCATTCAACCTTGATCTTATTGTCCAGCGAATTGCCTAACTGAGGCGCGCCGAAGACACGAACAATATCTTCATAACGTGTGCCTTCCGGCAGGTATCCCTGACAGCCGGTGCCGTCATGAGATACCCCGCCCATTTCAACTTTCAATTCAATTTCAGCTTTGACTTTCATTTTTTGCCTTCCCCTTTCCCCATCCAGACTTCCAACGGGCAACCGCACCAGCCACAAGCGCATCGATCTCCTGCTGAGTGATCCCATCAGCCGTGACATGCATCAGTTCTTCCTTGTTTAAAACACGGAAATTCTTGATCCCGCGCTCCTTGGCGATCATCATCAGTGAATGACGTGATAGCTTGACTTCCGGATCGCCCTGATCAACAGGTGCGGTGTTCGCCATCTTTACAGCCTTGATCTTCTCGCTGATCGCATTAACCCCGCACTTTGACAAAGGCACCTTCTCGCCTGAAAGTTCGCTCATAACTTCCTGCCTGAATTTGCGATTAGCGGGTCCGGCAAGATGCCAAACTTCCCGCTCGCAATCATGATCATTTAAACTCATCGCCTTTTCTATGAAATCCCTTACATTCATGACCTCTCCCTTCATAATACAGATTCTTGTAATTTACCGGTCACGACATCCAGCATTTGAAAATGCGTCGTGCCTTTTTCTTTCCATTGTTGCTCAATCGTGATCGACCATTTACCCAACGGCATCACCCGCTGAATTTCACGAAGGCGCAATTTGACGGCCGGGAGATGATCCCGCATCCGCCCTGTCGTCGAAATGTTTTCAACGTACATTTCCTCACCGTCATTTCTGACGCTGATATACCGCTCTTTTTTTGCTGTCATGTTTTCACGAACCATATTCAACCCTCCTTTTGAGGGTAAGTAGGCCATAGGGTTTCATAGTTGGCAAGGCGTTTGTTCAGGCTTTCTTAATCAACGCTTTGACCGCCAACGGCACGTCTTTCGCTTCTTTGACGATCACATCCACCTCGTCTTTGGTGAGCTTTTTATCGGCAAAAGCCACGACGATTGCGTTGAGCAATTCGCTGATCTCTTTAAGTACGTTGAGCGCCTTTGAAAGCACCAACCAAACAGCCCCGATCCCCACAACCGCTGTGATGATTTGAGGAATATTCCCCGTGAGATAATCCATAATGATTTCCATTTTCTTTCCCTCCCTTAGTCTAAATTGTTAAACTTTTGAACCAACCTTCTGTACCTGCCTTCGAGCCGAATAAAACTTTTATGATCCGCAAGCCCCTGCTCATGCGCAATTTTGAGCATATCCTCAACGACAACAAAGATGCCCTCCGCCACATCCGTTGCCTGCTTGATACGTTTGATCCTCTTAAGCGCATAACGCTTCTGCTTTTGATCAGCGTTATTCCATTCCCGAAGGAATCCAAAAACTTCTTTAACGGCATCAACGATTTTGTTCGGCTCAATCATAGCTACTCCAGGATTACCTGTTTGCTTTTTTCTATCTCAACAAGATCCTCATCAACATAAGTCAACTGCCTTTCAATATTCGCTTTCTGGTTAAGCAGATGTTGCTTGAAAGCAGTGACTTCATCTTTTATGATTTCCTTCTTTTTTCCGTCCGGAAAAGTTACGATCTTTTTCCCATTCTTATATTTTTTTACTATTTGATTTGCCATCTCACGCCTCCTTTTATGATTGACCGCCACGGACAGGACGAACATAACACTGATCACCCCAGATTATTCCGTATGTAGTTAAATAACCATCATAGGCGTACACCGCCCAAGCCCCGTCACTCCACGGAGCACAGATAGTCGATGACCACCAAACACCCCACTGGTCTGGACACGGAGCGAAATACGACGTATCTAAAGCGGGATCGTATCTTCCGTAATCATTAATTGATGCTATTTCAAAAACATTCGGCAAACGCCAATCGCTATAACCCGCATAGTTCAAGTTTTCGCACGCATCGAGAGCGTTATACCATTGCATTGGAGATCCCAAACCGGCGGCCGCTGGATCTTTAACCCAAATCAACCCGGTAGCCATATCTGTCACGGTTCCGTTACCGTTATCAACAAATCTTTGACCCCAGTTAATTGGGTGACCGATTTGGTAATAACCGTCATCATACGGATACCACGACATATACTGACCGGTCTTCGGCAATCCGCCATCGGTCTGTATTTCCGTGACCCTGTTTACAATCCTGCTTGATTTTTTATGATTAAGATGCATTTTTTAGCCTCCTTAGTCTTCATACGTGACCGTTAATTTACCGTCGTCATTCCCAGCCCGAACAACCCTGAAATCCTTTATGTGATAAATGGACGGAAGCTCAACAATATCGCCGTCCTCAAGTAACGTCCCTGATGACTGCGATGGGTTTTGACCATTTACGAAATACCTCATGGGTCCGTCCTCGGCATGGATAATGGCAAACACCGCTGGCGCCCCTTCCGCGGGGTTATATATCGCCGGGGTTAACTGCTTCACTGCGGTACTGACAATTATTTCTTCATGTGCTAATACTTTTGACATTTTCAATCCTCCTTTTTTAATGCCTGTAAAATTTCCTCGCCTTGCTTTGCGACATCAACCAAAACCTGACCTATCTTAAAAAGCATCCGCTCACGACGATCCGCAAGCTCAACCGGCAGGAAACCTAAAGCCTGATCGTTTTCAACTGCACAGATCTTGCAATACTTCGTAACAGGAACCATAAGCTCCTGATTAACCTTGTAATGCGTGATAACGCAACTGTGGCAGGTCTTTGCGTGCTTGCAGTGCTTGGCGCAACCGGTGTATTCCTTATCTATATTCAAGAATATGCCCCTGATAAACGGCACCTCGTTGAATATATTGCCCAGTTTGAATATCCTTGCGCTTGCCGAACGGTGGCAGGGGTAAACGTCGCCATTATCCAGCACCGCAATGTAACTTTTACCGGCTTGGCAATACTCCTTCTCAGGTGGCATTTCGTCATTTACGATCTTGAGCGGTTTATCAATGAAGGCAATATGGAACGGAATATCCTGTCGCTTGCAATACCGTCTGTAATGGTAAACCTGACCCAGCTGATAGGCGTACTGTTCAACAGCGTCATCCGTCCAATCGTCCTCAATAACAGCATGGTGCATAATCTTCGTGACACCAATTTCCTGATGCAGATACTTGATGTTAATCGATAAACGACCAACGGTCTTTGGCGTGAACGTCATCCGCACACTCATGTCAGGTTTAATCTTTAAAATCTTCTTCATGTTCTCAACGATAAGGCTGTAATCCCCATGACGATACTCTGCATGGGTGATCTCATCGCCATCGCAACTGACCTGAATCGCCATACCTAACTCTGCAAACCGTTTGAATAACTCCTCATCGAAATACGTTCCGTTTGTTGAAATCGAGAATGTAGAAGTATGCCGACCCTTATCATCAGGTGGCCAGAGAGTGCGTGCATATTCAGCAAGCTCCAACACCGTCTGAGGGAAAAGTAAAGGCTCTCCCCCGAAGAACGTGATCTGCATAGCGTCCGGGCTTAACTGTTTCATCCGATCAAGAATCTTTTTGCCTTGATCAACCGATAGAACAGCTCCAGTCTTTGGGTGAAAACAGTAATCGCATTTCATGTTGCATTTCTCGGTAATAAATAGATCAACGCTTTTGATCTCGTTCTTTAAATTACCGGCTACTAATTCTTGTTCTGACATCTGTGACTCCTTTCAAGTTCTATATATTTTTTTATAACCTTAAACAAAACCTTATTCATCCCGCAGTAACCGGGTTCGGGCTTTAACATGTCGCCCATATGCTCAAGGTTTAATCCTAAACACTTATTCCGAGGACACTGTTTATACAGCTCACACCCTTCACAATACTGACCCAAATACTTCTCACGATTCTCGTCAATCTCCCAAACATAATCCAGCTTTGAATAATCAATGCCGTCATAAACCGTCCCTAATTTGTTATGCTGGCAGATATACATGTTGTCGCACTGCCAAATACCGCCCGCAGTGTCGATAAATAAACGCTCTAATCCTGTCCGGCAGAAGTGAAAGTCTTTGACCTGAGCCTTTAACCCGAACTCCCTGGCATAAGCGTTTGAGTGCAGTGCCGGATTAAGCGTCTTATACAGCTCTGATTCACGTTTATACTTCTGAAGCAACTTGAAATACTGCTCGGCGAACCTCTCCAAATCTTCTTCCTTATGGTCAAAGCGGGTAGCAAGATCAATTGTAATGTTGTGCGTTATGTTGTTCGCAATGTAATCAAAATCTTCCTCGAGCTTGTCATAACGAACGACCATAAAGTTCACATTATGGTTGGGATTATCACGCACAAGTTTCAGCATACCGGGTTCAGCTTCTGCTTTCTGACGAACCCCGCCATACTTCTCGTAGCAGTTGCCAAACGACCATGTGAGACCAATGCTTCGATTGCCTAAGAAGTAGTCCAGCATTTCACCTTTAACCAAAGACCCATTGGTGTTGGTGTGAAACTGCATTTGCGGATACTTTTCCATAACTTGCTTAATCACCTTAAAGTTAATCGTCGGCTCACCACCCCAGAAGTAGATCGTGAACTTGGGATCAAGTTTCAGTTTCGTAAAACAGAACTCCAAAATGTCATCCGCAGTCTTAGTCGACATGCTTGCAGGCCCGAGCGTTGACATAGGATTGCGATCAAACAAACCCTTCCGATAACAGAACGAGCAGTGAACATTGCACGCATGAGTCAAATACAGATAGACTGATTTATACGTAGGAATCCTCATTTACGACCCCCATGATAAAGCTCGTCCACACCAGTCTCGATAGCTTTGCGAGCAATATATTCGTGCGTTGAAGCCTCAATCCTGTTTGCCCAGCAATGATTCGGCGCAGGTTTAAGCGGATTGCCAGTCACTGTATAGTTCTCAGCTAAACACATCGCTCGAGGACAACAACGTATATCGCCGTCAAGGCAAACCTCACACCCACGGCAATGCTCGTAAAGGTCGTCTATCCAGTCACCCATCTTTTTGAAGAAGTACGCTGTATCGTTAAACCCTGCCTTAACGTCGCCGATCTTAAACTCTGGGAAGTTAGCAAAGAAGTCGCAAGGAAAAATCTCACCCTTGTTATTAATAGCGATGTAAAGATAACCGCACCCGCAGAACGTAGGCGGGACATCTTTTAAATCAACGCCTTTTAATTTGCGATAGATATTGTTCTTAAACGCAATGTCCCACTGCGACCGGTTAAATTTCGGCTCACCGCTAAAATAAACATAATCGGCTATGCGTTTAAATATCTCCTTAAACTGCTCGTTCTTGTTTTTGACAATATCCCAGTGCCGAGCAGAAGAAACACGCACAACCGGCACGCCGTATTCATAAAGATAAATAATCTCGTCATAAACACTCTCATCTTCAGGGTCATCAACCACGTAATGAACATCCCCTCCGTTAGCCTTTACCAAATCAAGAACAGGCTCTGCTTTCTGCAAATATGACTTTCCCAACACTCTCTTAAGGGCAGATATACTCACGCTGAGGTTAAGATGATACTTGTGTTTGAGAACCCAATCCCGCAATTCAGGATCATTGAGAAGAATAAGACCGTTTGTCGTAACTACGTACCGATACATGCAATACGTATCACAAAGGTATTTCACCATCGGAATATTCACAAATGGTTCACCGCCAAATATGCTGAATTTAACTTTACGTTCATCAAACGTCTTTGACACCCAAGACATCGTCTTATCAATAACGCTCTGCGGGATATCCGAATTCTTCTGCCTGAACTCTTTGGGCTGATAACAATAGGGGCAATTTAAATTACAATCCTGCGTCATCAAAAAATAAACGGTGGTATATTCCTGACGGCCATTCGTGATTGAATCAACATCAAACATGCCTTCGCCCTTATACCGTTTAATGATGTCCCTGCATTGAGAGGGCAAATCACCGCATGATTTAGATCTTTTCAGTTCAAATACCGACATCTTTTCTCCAATCTAATTTGCTCGAATCCTCATTTATTGCTTTCACGTCCATGCCGATCCTGTCTGTTATCATTTGAACCTTGTCTTTGTCCAATGGGGCAATATGTGAAAGATAAACCTTGTTCTTTTTATCTCCGGCGATGATCAGAAGATAATCGGAAGTATTACCATTGATCCCTTCAACGCCAAGCCCCTGATACACTTCCTGCAACGCTGAAATAAAACTATTAACGTCCGCAAACCTACCTTGAGTAAAAGTTCCGACGCTATCATCTTCTAAATTATTCTTAACCCAATAAATCAACTCGGTTATCGTGTCTTCTTTTTCATGAACCGATATAGCCTTCGTCAATTTATGCGGCTTCATTTGGTCTTTAAACATCTCATCACCATGAATAAGGGTTACATTTACAATTCCAAGCCGTATGGTTATGCCCACCTTGATACTCACACGATCCCCAGTTTGATCCAGGTGGTGCATATGAACACCAATCCCACGGCACATACCCATCCCACGCAACAGGTGGATTCGCCGACTTATACGGATATTCTGTCGCTGAAGGCAAATTGATACTCGCACAATTCCAATAATGATTTATCGAATGATGGCACTCTGAATATTTATGATCATCACAAGCTACCGAAGCATGAGAACATGACGTATAGTGATAACCGCAATCCGCACAATACTGGCACTGCTCCGTCTCGCAAATACAACTTGTCATAAGAGCCTCAACAACGTCTCTGGCTTCTCTGAAATGAACGCCTCTGACCTCTGTAATAAGGGCAGTAATTGTTGGATCGGTTAAATCTATACATCCAGAATTATCCTCCGGACAGTAACTCGACTCACCTCGACCAGACTTGCACTGTGCAAGCTCAGACCTAAGTTCATCCATATGAACTTTCCTGATCTCAGTCACTAACGCTGTAATACTCGGATCTGTGTAGCTCCCTGTAGATTTACCCCTGCGGGTAAACTCCGCATTTAACATCGATCTCAACTCGTCCATATGCGGTTTGCGCACCTCTGTTGTTAAATCCGTGATAGTCGGATCAGTCCAAGAGGGCGTATTGCCTGAACATTGTTTTGGTGGTAATAAATGCGCCATATCAACTCCTATGTGGCATAAACCGCTGTGCCAGCACCAAAATCAAAGAAACCTTTTGAGCCGACATCATTTGTTCCATAATATTTATTGTTACCCGGAGAAGCCACTCCGCCTTCCAGCTTGCCGGTGCCAACCCCGCCATCCTTTAACTGCAACTGGTCACTGCCTGATACCTGAAACATCGCTGTATCGATTAATCCGTCCAAATACTCCGGCGTTGTATCGCTTACATCAGCTTTTAATTTGTTGGGCGAATTAGCAAACGGTAAAACACCAGCCGCTGAAGGCACACTTGCCAAACCTGTGAGGGCTGACCCATGAACCTTATTCACAGTCGTAATCTGCGCCAACTTTGCATCTTCAATGCCAGCACCCGGGGCAACCTTATCGTTAGTGATCTGCAAATTAGGATCCGCACCCAACTCTAATGCTTCCCAGTTCGCACGGCATGCGGCAGGGAAGTTAATCAAAAGCATGTCATTTTCTGGTTTTGTCTTGTCCCATGCCATCGGATACCTCCTTATTTTTATACTTCTCGGCAACCTCATTCATGTCGTACAGCTCAACTCCGTGTTCACGTAAAGTCTCAATCCAGCAAACATCGTGCATGAAAAGGTTCTGAGCATAGTTATATGCTTGCTCAACACAGGTGTAGACCATAGGGCGTTTGCGGGGAGTCCTCAAAACAATATCTCCTCGGACAACAACATACGCCATCGCCTCTGAAATCTTTTGTTTACACCTGTGGCAATTCATCGATTACTCCTTCACTTGTCTTTGCGTGTTTAATAAATTTATCCAGCAATCCATTAAAAGCAGGTTTGCTAAAATTCGCATTCTTTAAACCAATCGTCTTTGTTTTTCCTATCGATCCGTTATCGTTAACCTTATAAATAATGACTCCGTTGACGAATTTGCCGTCAACGAACTCAATAACAATTTTGCAAGGTTCTAATTTCTTTGCCATGATCGCTCCTAAATTCCGTGGCTGTGCCAGTCAAACATTCCTGCCTGAGCCACGCCCTGTGCGTTATAAAGTTTTACTTCAAACCCTGTTATTGTTTTATTCTCAAACCGTGCGTAAATGCCATCCCCAGTTGTAATCTCAATATGCACACTCGGTTCTTCGTGATACGTTTTTGTAAAAAATATCTCCTTGCCGTCATCGGCAACCGTAATCTCATCGCTTCCATGCTCATCCACATCCGGCAAATCACCGAAGTAGGCTAAAGTAGAGCAGGTCACATAATCACCCAAGTTCTCTCTTGTTAAGGTCATCTCAATTTGAAAATACCGGCAATAATAATCACCTGCCTGATAATCCACCCAATCGCTCCATACAATGTTGTCTTCAGAAGTCTTTATCCTAAAGCTGGCCGCTCTGAGTGTTTCTTGACCTGTAAACCTGAAAGAAACGTTATCATCGAAGCGTGACGTACCATCACTGTTAAAACGCCTTCCTGTCGAGATTGAAGCAATAACATCAACGCCTATATAAACTGTTGCGACATACCCAATATCCCTGACCGGCGTCTCATATGATCCTGATAACTGACCGTCTGAGATAATAAGCGTTTCTGAATCTCGCTCGAGGTTGGAAAGGGTGCCTAGCCAATCGGGATGTTCTTCATATTCCGCAATGATATTTCTAAACGGAATAGTACTAACAGTGACAATCGCTTCCTTAGCGTTCTCTGAATAGTTGCCCGATGTATCCATAGCTTTAATCCAGTAACTCTGCTCAACGCCTCGTTTGACATCAGTCGTTAAATACGAAGTGCCTTGCTGAAAGGTAATAAGCTCACCACTTTCCCAGTCAATACCACGCCTTATTTCATAACCCCACACGTCAACATCGCTGATTGCAGTCCATCCGAGATAAAGCATGTCACGGTTCTGATTAACCAAAAATGAAGTTACATCCGAGGGCGGTGCGGACTTACCGACAATAGTAATCTCCTGAGTAGGCGAGGTTTCAAAATCGCCTTCCTCTCCGTTATCCGTAACAGAAACAACTCGAACCTTATATGTGTGGTCATCAATGATGTCGCCAAGTATCTGAAAATGCGTTCCAGTAGTTTCACCCCTGAAGCCCCAGCTTGATCCGTCGTTATCGCTTATATAAACCTTTGCTTTTGCGTAAGTCTTAACGTAATGCGAAGCAACATTGGGCTTATCAAACCAAACATCAATAGCGTTCTCGATCGTGCCGTCTGCTTTTTTGACCAAAACTTCAGTCAAATTAAGGTTCTCAACATTAGGTATCTCCGAAGACAAAGAAGAATAGTTGGTGTTCGGCAGAATGATATCCGAATCGTCATATACGTTTTCGTTATACTCAAGAGCCTGTATCTGACACTCGTTCGTGCCTTCACGCTGGATTGACACAACACGGAAATCTTTCTTAATCTTGTTGGTCTCGCCGATAGCGTAAACATCATAAGCCTGCGGAACATAGCTGAACTCCTCACATACGATCTCCGTGCAAGTTCCAGTAGGCGATGTAATCAACTTCTCCTCAATAACATCATCTGAAAAACGAATTTGTATCTTGTAAGACTTACCGTCCTCAATCACCATTTCACGATCAAGTTTTATAAGCGTAGTTGTCGAGTCCGGCTGAATCCTGCCTGAAAAACCCCATTGAGGAACGTCGTGTGAAATCGAAATAATATCCCCAGCCTGACAGGCGATAGCGTCAATTCCTGCCCTGAAGGTGATTGAACGATTGATATATCGTGCAACCTTTAATGCGTATCGAGCCGCTCGGATAGCGTAACTTGTGCGTGTCGTAAAAAGCCTGATCTGACTCTTACGCATAGGCTCACCCGAAGATAAAGCGTCCTCATCAATGTATGAAACCGTCTCCTGACGGTATCCTTTATCCTTATCCATAAACTGAATCTCGATCACATTGGGAATCTCTTTAAGGGTTTTCCAGCTCTGAGCGAAAGTGTCTTTAACGATATTCCCCATGCCGAAAAGTTGTGTCGGATTTGATTCTTTGTCGATCTTGAAAGATAACCCTCCAGCACTGTAAACAGGCATTGCGTTAAACGTTGCACAAAGCTGAATGAGCATATCAAGTGCTTTAGTATTGGAATCAATAACGACATCCATCCTGAACCGCTTCTCAAAACCACCTGCACCGTCGGGAACCTTTTCCTCGCAATATTGAGCCATCTCTAAGAGTAAAGCGTTATCCAAATTCGCATGAGATATAAACTCACCCAAACCGTAACGGTAGTTCGTATTAAAATCCCTTAAGCACCAAACAGGATTGGCGCAATACTGATTGACATAAGAAGACCCATCCCAATCAAGCAAAGTATCATCCGCAAGCAACCGGTAATCTGACCCATCCCAGTAATAATCTTCCCAGTCAATCGGCACTCCCGCATTACGCACATCCGGTGCTGACACTTTTCTGCCTTTAACAACCGCTGTTATGTTAGGCATAGAACCCGAAAGCTGATCCGTTGCCAATAGCTTCAGCCCCAAAAGGACAGTATTTGGATACCTTAGGTCATCTGTTTTAATCTCATCCATCTGAAACCACATAAGATCACCTTGTCTTAATGGATCCAATGACGAGTCATTCGATGTTCGTGTCACACGAATATCGTATTGACCGGGTGCAAGACCTTCTTTGCGGAACATTCTGCGAACAGTTGATCGTGACTTTGCAGAGATAGTGGTCTCTCCCAAATCAATGTAAGTCGGGTCTGTATGAAGTTTGTATTCAACCTTGAAAGTAACGCTCCAGCTTGAAATCCCGCCACCGCCACTTTGCTGATACAACCCGCTACCAAGCCTTAAATGAACCTCAAATGCCTCAACATCAGAATCAACAGTGGTGTAAACGTGAGGATTATCTTTTGTGAGGTTCACATTAACCGAATAAAGGTTATGCAGATCTTCAAAGTTAGGGATAACCGTCTGTGAATTTGTGCCGAACCTTTCATACATCGTTACTCCGCCGAAATTCCCAAGAGGGTTGTTGTTTATTTCAATATCTCCAATGGATTCAATCTCACCTTCACAAAGAGCGAGTAGAACATTTAAATAATTTTTGTCACCGTCATCCCTTAAAAACTGGTTTATGATATTTCCACCGATCTTATGCTCACCGTAAACAACCGCTATCGGAACGCCAACCTCCTGAATAGTCTGAGCACCATCCCATCCATAAGTGGGCGATCCTTCATCAAGACCGCCTGAGGGTCCGCTCCCAAGGTTAAAATCAGGCATCCTCGGCTGGTTCATGTACTGATAAATTGAGTAACCCATCGACAGCATGTAGAACGTAAATAGAAAAGGGTGTGCGACCGCATAAGCCGCTATGGCTGAAACGACCCAAGAGATGACTGCTACTACCGGAGCTTTAACTTCAGGAATCACCGTAATCTCGTCATCATCTTCGAGTTTAGTGTCAATCTCGCTTATCCGTTTGCCTGAAACAATGACACGTTTTTCTTTATAATCGAATCCCGATTCGTCCAGAAAATCACGCAAAGACTTATCCCTTGAAAAGGAAAGCTCCTTAACTTGTGCGTCTTCCAACTTAAATGGATTGTCTATGTTTCGTATTACTACCATTTCTTATTCCTCAACCTGTAAAAACCCTCTGTCTTTTTACTCCAACTCTCATCACCAAGCCTTGAAACCACAACGCCTTTTCTGCAACAGTGGATAAACTTCCTGTTCTTAAACACGATACCCGCATGATTAGAAATGCCTCTTGAATTGACAAAAAGGATGCCGTCCAAAACATCAGGTCGTGATACTTTTTCCCAATCGTTCTCGTAATTCTCTTTAAAGTAATCTTTGCCACGAAGCCCCCAGATCTTCTCATACTCAAGGTTTTCTATATCGAACAACTCAAACCCAAGATCGGCATACACCAGCTTCAAGAAACCCCAGCAATCAAGACCGCTTAAAGTCCTGCCCCTGTGCTTGTAGGGAATACCGAGGTACTTATCAACGATCAGCTTCTCTACATGATGTAAATCCGTCTCATCGGAACCGAAGGAAAACCGCCGAACCTCTGGTAATTGTCCAGTTGTTTGCATCTCTGTTGTGTTTTGTCGCATGTTAATTCTGCTCCTGCATACCCGCACTCAGCGGATTTAAACTTCCACACACAATAATTGCGTGCATACCTTCGTGCCGGTAAATCAATGCCCAGCACATCAAACTTTCCCGTAAGCGTAAACTCAACGTTGCTCTGATCCGCTGTATAATTATCAATATAAAAAACGTCATCAATATACGCATCTGGATCCGCTAACTGATCCGCCCAAACAGTGCGAATGATCACTTTCTTTCCACGAAAATCGTACTGCTCAAGGTAAAACTCAATCAATCGTGATACGTTAGCCAGTGTGATTTTTACCTGATCAATCTGTCCCTGATTATTTTCAGCCACAAACTCATGCTTGATAGGGAACTTTGTGTAAACCTTTCCAGCAAATGTCACATCCTGATCGAACCCTGCAAAGTTAAGATCATCTACGCCGTCATACTCTTTAAGCATGTATAAAAAAATAGGGGCATTTTCCTTCTTTGCCTTCTCTGCTTTAAATGTGGCGTTAAGATCTCTTGGCATTACTTCACCTCGATTAATTCAAACTCAAAGTCATAGACTTCGTGAGCCTTCATAGAATATTTAAAACTGTCCTCATTGAACCTGACAGTGTACTCAACCGAATCGTTAGGATTCGTCCACGTAAACGCTGTAAAAGAACCGTACTTGCTTGCGAAAAAGTCTCGCACAGCCTGCATATCAGCTTTAATACGATTCCTAAAACGGAGTCGCCACTTGCGTTGCGGGTTTTCCCATTTGCGCCGTCTCTGCTCGGCACCGCTCTCAAATTCCGAAACGATCGTCTTGTACTCAAGCGTTTCTTCAAAAACAAAATCTGGTAAACATGTAAATTCACTCATGTGTAATTCCTAATAACAGATCTAATTTTTCCGTTGTTATAAATGTCATCCGCAATAGCGTTTGAAAGCATTTTGCGGTTACGCCAAACATCCTGTGCGTCCCATGCCTGAACAACTTGGTTCACATTAATAGTCACACCGCCTCCGGATACACCTTCGCCATTGTTTAAAGCTCTGAGATTGTCAGAACCGCCCAAAGCGTTCATGCCTCTGCGTGAAAGCACGCCTTCACCAGTCTGTGCGATTATAGGCACCTCATCCGGAGCAAGCCCATCATGAGCCCGTATTAGTCCACCCTGATGTTTCCTGACCATACCGCCACGGTGGAACAAAGCACCGACAGACACCCCGAATATCTGACCACTGGGTCCGGCCATTGCGGTAAACATCTTGATAAGCAGTAGCCTTGCCAAAATGTTTGAAATCATCTGTAAGATCGCACGCCCAAAGTCCGCAAAGACTTCTTTGACACTGCGTAGCTCACCAGTGAACGCTTTAAAGAAGAACTGCGAAAAAGCGTTCTGCATATTACGTGCTGACTGCTTTGCAAATTCTTCCATTGCGCTGAACTGTTTTGTTGCTTCTTGTGCCGTCTCGCCAATTTGACCAGCAACATCCCTCAACACCTTCGCTGTATTAGCACCTGTCTCTTGAACCTTAGCAAACACAAGCTCATACTGTTCAATGGCGTCTCTGGCGCTATCCTCAGCCGCAAGTTTAAACGCCTGACGTGCTTGATCTAATCCTTGAGTAAGACCGCTGACATTAAAATTGATCTTTTTCTCCTCAAGGCTGGCTGAAAACTTTTCAACCTCTAAAGAAGCCTGACGATAAGTCTCGCCAATATTGCCGGGCAATTTCCCGAGAAGATCATAAAACTTAATGAGTGGAACCATCATCTTTTGGAAAAACTCAATGCCTATACTTAAAAGACCGTTCAATGCGTTGGTGATCCCCTGAACAAAACCTTTGACAGCTAAAGAACCGTATTCAAGAACAGTAAAAATACCTGTTACAAGATGATTCATAAACGCCTGCAAGAATCCAAGTACATGCCATAAAGCTTGTCCTACCTTTACCGCAAAATCTTCCCACTGAGCTTTTAGCTTCTGCATTTTCTCCAGCCTAGTCATAGTAGAAGTGTCTATCTGTTGAAGAATACGTTCACCAGCTTCCAGTGTTGCGTTTAAGAAGGCTTGCTTGCGTTCCATTTCGGTTAAGTCTTTTGCAGACTTACCGACAGACTTTGCATACTTCTCGTATGCGTCTCCCGCACTAACGATAATCCCTAAATTATCTAGAATTAGTTTTGACTGACGACCAACACCGATAGCAATACTCTCAAACATGTATCCGACATCTTTCCCGAATGCACGTGCCGAGGCACGAGATATTTCCATCATCTTGGCAAGTTTAGTAGGATCAAGACCTAAGATCATTGCCTGTGAGGCTTTTTCCATGATCTGTGCGGTAGACATCGTCTCACCGGACATCTTGCGTAGATCGCTGATAATTTTGCTCGAACTCATCCCGAGCGAAGACGCAAGATTCTCAAAAGCCATCTTCTGTTGCTCAACTTTTGCACCAAGCTCCATAAGCTCCCACGCTTTGCGTAGAGCCATGATAGCCGCTGTAACTGAGGCAGTGATCGCAAGCCAGTTCTTCTTCCAAGAATTTGCGAACCTCTGCAAATTACCTCGAACACCTTCAAGACGTTTTGAGGCTTCGTCTTTTAACTTTAAAATTATGGATAACTGTTTATTTGTCATCGCTTAAACCGATTCCTTCTTTTTTCACGCTCAAACTCTAACGATTGAAGCGCCTTCTCAATGACCTCGAATGCATCAATCAATTTTGCCGGTTGATCCAGCCAAGTGCCTGCGTTGGGAAGATAACCTTGCTTATAAAACTGAAATGCCCTTAGAAAATTCGCCGACTGACGTTTGACGATTTTGAAAGGGCATCCTCTATACTGCTGACCGTTAAGCTCCCAGATCTCCTGACCCGGCACTTCATATTCACATTTAATCTTTCTCCCGCCTAAACAGCTATGGCAGTTCACGGTGAGGTCACCCAAATGAACCGCCAGTATCAGTTTTTTTGTTCATCCTCCGAAAGTCTTGATTCGTTCAAAATGACTTCGGACAATTCTGTCCTGAGTTCATTCGGAAACATGGCAATAATCCTATCGGGAACGACATCCCGCATTTTGCCAGCGTAATGAATTGTCTCGAACTTCAGCTCCATAGGCTTTCTGGTCTGCGGATCGAGGAAATTATCCATGCCCTTAATCCCAAACTTAATCGCCATGATCTGACGCTTATTCCAATTAAGCCTGACCTTAGCTTTATCGTTCGGGTTTGTTGAACTCATCTCATAAGAACTGCTCTCATCATCGACTTCCGCACGCAATACTGGGTCGAGTAGCCCAATATGAAATACTGTCGGATTATTTTTGTCCGGATCGAGTTTTGAAATATGTTGTCTTGTCGAATTAATATCAATACCTGTAAGCATAAAATACCTCCTGTTTAGATTAGTAATATTGCTAGTTCATCATCGCCGGGTTCCATAGATCCTGTTAAATCAAATGAAGTCTGAGCAAGTTGGATCCCATCACGATCACCATCATCAACCTTGTTGTATACAATGCTAGGAGCATAAAACCTGAATTTATTGCCATCAGTTTCTCCGTAAGCAAGGTCAAGAACCATGGGCGTGTTGTTAAACCACTTCGTGAAGAAGTCATGCGTTGCTACAGGCACCATTTCGGGATTAAACGTTCCCTGCATGTCACGCCCTGTAATCATGTAAGACAAAATGCCTTTGGCATCGTCGATCTTATCTTTTGAGGCAAGAGTATTCGCAACATCAATCTCAACCTCGCCGACATTGAGCGAAACACCGTCACATGCCATAGTGGCGTTTAAAAGAACAGGCGGTACCGTTGCGTCAAAAGTTACACCCGAAAGCATAGGCACATCCGCAACCCCGGATTCAACACCTTTAAAGCTGAAATCAAGCATCGCCGGTTCGCCGATCTTGAAATTAAACTTAACTGTTCCTCGGCAACCTTTAATGACTTTGCGTACGCCATCTTCAAATAGTCCCATAGTCAAAGAGAGAATCGAACTGCTGATAGGCTTTAACTCATAACCTGAATCCGCAGGATCTCCCAAGGCTGTTGATGTTGCTCCTGATGTCCCGCCATTCAATAAATCACCACTCTCAAGCGTTCCTGTTACAGGTACGAAGTAAAGAATGGAAGCACCAGTAGCCGTCTCAACAACAACTCTGCCGGTTGCTCCTGAAGTGTCACCAGTAACAATCTCGCCGTGCTGATAAGGTCCGCCAGTAATCGCACCGATTGCGATCTTCTTTAAAGCATTAACCGCAAAACCGCATGCCCTGACAAGGTCTGCCCACTCAGGTTCTTGCGTTAAAGACCCCGAACCTTTTAACTCAATACTGAAATCTATACCGGCAGACCTTTTCCCTGCGAGTTTACCCATCTTCGTAAGTGAAGCCCTGACCGGATCCCGCTGATACATTTGTGGATCATAATTTGCTTTCGGCGAAAAATTGACCAGTATCCCGGCGTCAATAGCCGCAAGTGTCTCGGCGATACCTTCAACTGATTCAATCTTAGCCGCAAGCTGTCGTTTTCTTACAAGCATTGACATATGCGTCCTCCTTTAGTTCTTTGCAGTAGGATCCGTCCGCAAATGACGGTAACGAACCCTGATCTCCATGATTATCCCCGCATACGGTTGCGCCTCGGTCGTTTCAAACGGCGTTGTCCCCAAAACATCTGTATCGATCGCTTCACCGCCACGAGTGGTATCCTGCAAAACTGCTTTTTTAATATCTCCCTGTAATCTATTTAAATATGTATCTGTCGGCACTGGGTCGTTCTCATCATTCACGTAAAAAATATCGAGGTATACCGACAGCAGACATTCTTCATAAGGATGGGGCGAACTTGATTCGTCCTCATCTCCCGGACTGATAACAACCATAGGCATATCGACCATACGGTTGCCATGCATTGACCACCGCTGGACTGTGCCGGGCGTAAAATCAAAGTTATACCCGTCGGCAATAGTAACGCCTTCAATGGTCGCCTTAATATTCTGTAAAATCCGTTCTCTTACTGTTTCCATTAAATCTTCCTCAACGCTTTATCTATTGAATTGTTCAAAATATTGATCCTGTAATCACCAAGACCGTCCCAAGTCCTGTAAAACCCCAAACGTGGCTGAATCCGCACCTGCCGTTTGAGAACATAAAGGGGTAAAATCTTCTGGGCACGTTTAGTAACCCGAGCAAGAAAAGTTTTACCCTTAAACCGCATCCGCTTAACATTCTTTAAAGACCTCGGCTGTTTATACCGACTGCGGAGTTTGCCTCTTGCGGTAAACATCTGCTTGCGTGCGGATAGCGGAACAGCAAGTCTACCACCGCCGGGATCAGTAACAGTTCCGCCAGTCTCGTGAAGTTTCGCTATTTTGGAATCGGAAAATATCTCGATCCCCATTCCTTCAATAGTGGGAGATACAAGAAACACCCGCTTAAACGTACCGAACAGGCCGTGACCTGAAGCTCCACGCACACCCGGAGGTCCCTGCAACTGCTGTTGCCTGAACCTTTTCAAGAATCCTTTGCCGATACGATCCATGCCGTCGGCTAACTCAAACTTCAGGACTCTCGGAGCAATCTTTATTGCCCGGTCAAGCGCACGTTTGTCTATTTCTGTCGTTAACTGAACCATTACCACCCCACAAGTAAATGCCACATGCCTTCATCACGATTTAAGACATCGTTTATTCTTGCTTCACGATCGAATCCTTCCGTGTCCTTCAGGGTAATCCGGTCGTCCTTCTTACTTATTTGCGTAACCCCTTCAACAGCATCGTTGGCGATATAGACTTCCGCTTGCTTTTTCAAAGAACGGTTGATGTTTTCTTCAGCCGGAGCAAGCTCGTACCTGACAACGATAGCTCTGACCACTCTTGATCCGACACCTTCTGCGGTATATGTGATCTCCTCAGCAAACTCATCGGTGTTTAAAAACACTCCGTGACCGTCCTGTGCCATCTGTGCCTTTAAAGTCATTTGATCACCTTCTCAGCTAAGAGAGCCGCAAAGTGAAAAGCAAGACTTACAAGACCACCGCCAAAACTGATCACGGCAATAAAGAACACCGCCTGTTTAAAACGTCCCGCCCATTCAGAGCTGTCACGCACAAGAGGAATAAACTCATCCATTTTTTCTTTTATCTGAACGATGGTCGCTGATAATCCGTTATCAATGCGGTCTTTGATATGCTTCACATCGCCCGAAAGCTCTGCGAAGCGGATATCAGCTTCCCGCAGTTTTTCCTCGTGTTCCTTTAACTGCTCTTTAACAGTCTTGAACTCACGACCTGAAGCGTCATGCTTTTCTTTACAGACCTCTTTTGTTACGCAATTCTCCTGCATATAAAAACCCCAAGTTGTGCAGGGGAGCTAAAAGCCCCCCTGACAGATTAAGCATCAACTTTCATCAAATGAGCAAAGTACGGATCGATGATCATTTCATCGACGTGCTGTCTCACACGGAAGATATCGCTTCTTGCGGAATCATCCCTGTACTGCTCAACAGTTGCGTTCTCGGGGCTGTCACCCGTCCACAAAAACGTCCTGCCCATAGTAGGATCAGAAAGTTTTTGACCTTCGCCGATCACCGCAAGCATTGCGTAATCGTCACTCCAGATATCCGCACCCTGAAACGCTTTGCCTTCCTTGGCGGTGTTATAAATCGCTCGGCCGACAAGAATCTTTTTGATCCCTAAAATGTCAGCCAATGCGTTCAACAGCTCCGCTTCGGTCAATCTTGCGACATATTGGATCGCACCCTTAATACCGTCGTTTGCAATCAGCCTGTCGAGATTGGCTTTACTGATGACAAGCGTCTGAGGATCCATACCGCAGTTTTTTCTGACCTTTTCACGGACTTCACGAACCTGTTCAATAACCTCTGAAGATTTATTGTCCCAAGGTGCGGCTGAATAATCCGTGTACAGGTTGGAACCTGAAAAGGTAGCCGTATCAAACACTGCTGATGCGATCCTTTTCTCCTGCGCCTGAAGAACCCTGCGGGTAATTATCTGAACGGTTGTAAGCTCTGAATCGAAATCAGTGGCATACATTTCACGCTCGGAATCATCCAGAGGCCCTTCAAGACCATGTTCCTCGCAGTTGTACTGGCGGTCTTTTGCCTGAAAAGAATCCCTGTTGTAATTACCTCTCGGAGCACGTTTGGTGTCCGCTTCCCGGGTAATACTTTCTCTGGTGATAGCAGGGAAAATGCTTGCTTTCTTCATAGTTCTGAAAATAGGAAGCACACGTGTACCGATAAATTCATCCGCATTCTGGATAAACTCCAAAGCCGCTTCCCCAAGCTCCAGTCTCGGCACTGCTCTTGTTCCTTGATAGTCTGGCATTTTAATTTCCTCCTTTAATTGTTTAGGCGACTAACACTTCAACGACTTCCAAATCGTCCGCTGATTCTTCCAAGACTTTTCCCTGAATCGACCCGCTCACAACCGCAGAAACTTTTCCGTCATCCGCTCCGTAAAAATCTCCACCGGCGCTGATCGCATCGAGGGCAACAACCTTGAACGTGCGTCCCCGTGTTTTCAAATCAACCGTTATATGCTCGCCCTGACTGGCTTTAGCGGCTGTTATACCGATAAAATCTTCTCCGGCGTCAGCATACTCAACCTGAGATCCGCTACCGGCTGATAGCTTCACCCTGCGGTAAGCCTCTAAATCTTCTCCCGCAACAAATGCTTTTGATCCAATATTAAACTGTGACATTTTGCTCCTCCTTTTTCTTTAAGCGTCTTGTTTTGCGGTTGCTTTTAACGCGTCGGTTATGCTTCCACCATGCTCTCTCTGAAAAGCTTTCGCTCTTTCAAGATGAGTTAATTTCTTCTTCGGTTCTTCCTCGCCATCAGGCCCGACTTTTGGAGCTGAAGCATTGTCCAGATCGTCTAGCCGTTTCTGCTGGAAGTTAATAACCGCCTGATCCAAAGTGATCCCTTGCTCAACAGCTTCCAAAGCCATATCGTTTAAACCTTCAAACGCCTGTGCTTTTTTAAGAATCGAAACTGCCCGATCCCTCTCCTGCTGAACACCCGAAGCACTTCCTTCCTGAAAGATCGAATCAAAAAGATCCTTTCTCTCCGTCTTTAACTGCTCTAGCGTTAACTCGTTCATCACTGCTACCTCCTTATGTTTTTTTGTAACCATATCTCTGTTAACCCTATATCTATTTAAAAACCCGATTGTTTTTTCTACCGCATCAGGATTGTTCAGGAATTTATCCAAGAACGATGTCATTTCGTACGACGGCAACACGCTGTCAGAAAAAAACATACTTCCGAAAAAACCGTTATTGGCCGCCGGGTCATCCACGACATCAACAGAGAGAAGTTTCTGAACCCGGATAAACGGCGGTAGTCCGTTTCCCTCCGAATCCAATTCTTCCCGTGGTTCCTCATCCCAGTGGATAACCATTGACGCTCCGAACATTTCGGGATCGCTCTCGGCAAGTTTCATCACGTAACCAGCTAAGTCGCCGTCCGGAGTGTCAAAGGCGGTCTTATCCACATGCAAATCAGCCCTGACGATATCGCTGTCACGCCTGAAATTGCGTACTCTGCCTAAAAACGTGCCTAACGCCGTACTACTCATATTGGGATGACCAAATCTGGACTTAATGCCGACCTTTGATTTGTTCCCGAGATTAACAACCATATCCAAAGCCTGATCGTCAAACTCGCCCCGTGAGTCTTTCGTCATGCCTTTGGTCACAACTGCGAATCCATGAATGACTGCGTTTTCCTTATCAATCTTGACATCACCAGCACGAGCGATATCTGTTCTAAAAAAATCTTTCTTCATCATTTACTCCTCACTTCGATTGTTAGGTTCTGTGCCGTCCTCATCTGCGTCGTCACCATTACCTGTATCTTCCTGCACAACTTTTTCGAGTCCGAGTTCCTTGATTTTTTCTTCTTCACGTTTTCTTTGTTCAAAACATTCCTCCCAGTCTTTGCCTTGAGCCGAAAAAAGATCTGAGTAGGTAACGATCCCGTTTTTAATCCCGACTTCTGCGGCTTTGGCTTCTTTAAGCGGATCAACCCATTCCCATCCCGGAGTTATCCATGAAGCATTAACCCAGTTCTGCCTTTTCTCATAAAAAGGAATCGTACCGAGATCGCCCCGCAAATACGCTTCCTCGAGAACCATGTCCCAGACCGGCTGGCATAGCTTGCGTGCGAGCCATTCCTGACGCACCTTAAAATATCTGCGGGCTTCCAAGAGAGCCGCCCTTGCGCTGGAATAATTTGTCTTTGAAAAATCTTTTGCGACTAACTCGTAAGGAAGCCCAAGAGCCGCTGAAATCGCCCTGAGCATTTTTTCAACAAACGGCTCAAACGTTGCGCTCGGTCGTTGGGGATTAAACGAAGTAACAGATTCACCGGGAAGAAGATGTTTAATCATTCCCGGCTCAAGAGATTCTATTAATTGATTCTTAAAATTTCGGTCGTATCCTGTGTTAACATCCATTGATGATTCGGACGTGATAAATATCGAGAAGCAGGCCGCAATCCGAGCCGCTACAAGTTCGGCTTCCGCATATTCAGATAAATCCTTAAAGTATGTAAGAACAGGGGCAAAGAACGGAACACCCCGGGTCTGCCCTGAACGCTGTACCGGATACAGATGAAACACATTCGCACGGCCGTACTGATTGCGTGCGGGAATTTCGACAAACTTCCTGTCATCAGCCTTTGAGTAACGGTAATCGCCGGGATGCATTTTCTGGATGAAATAGGAAACCGGCTCGCCGTTTTCACCGATACGCACACCTGCTCTGATAGTTTTATCTCCACGTTTTTCCGGAGGCGTGGCAAGCCTGTCGGCTTCGATAACCTGAAGGGCAAGTGAGTAAGGGCGATTTTTATCCTTTATCATTACCGGAATGATAATAGCTTCGCCGTTCTCAAGAATCTGACGGTCAACTAACTGCTGTATTTCATAGAAGTCCATGCGATTCCCCGCATCAGCGAATGGAAGCCATATCTTCCACACTCGTTCGGCTTTTTTCTGGAACTTAGCCGCTTTGCTCTCACTGACCCCGAGAACCTCACGGTCAACACGGCTTTGCGGTCTAATCCCAGTCCCGACAACATTCGTTGTCATTGTGTTTGTAATCCCTGAAGCGTGTGCGTCATTACGGTTTAAATCCCGGCTACGTTCCCTGAGGTCAGGAAGATCAGGAATGATATCCTGATCCGCAGAACCGCCACCGGGAAGCCAAGATGAACGCATACGGTTTCTTTCAGCGCCACGGTAAGCCCCAAACTTCTCGGAGATCTTAATCGCCTGCCTGAACATGCGCCTTTTAAATGCGGTCTTAGGCGAGAAGAAGCCAATAAAACCGTCAAATGTATCTGCAATTTTTTCTGTTATCTTCATACCGGATTATCAAACCTCACATATGATGTGCGGGACATTCCGCTTGCGACTTCCTGCTTAAGCTGATCCCGCAGTTTCATCAATTCTGATAAAGTGATGTACTGCAAATTGCGCCCGCCGATCGAATAAGACTGAACAGCTCCACCGGTCATGCGTGCGTTAATTGCGTTCTCAACGTTCTCGAGCATTTCCTTTTTCGTTGCCATTTAATGCCTTCCGTATCCCAATAAAAAAAACCACCTCCGGCCAGTCGACTGGAGATGGCTTTTAAATACTATTGGGAGCGAGAAACAGTGATCAGCTGCCCCGCCGTTATCTTTTTTTTATTATTAAACAACCTATGATTCTTGACAATAGGGTCGTTACCAAAATATGGAATAATTCATTTTTCGCTTTCCTCAACACTTTTAAAACATGTGCCGCATTTTCTGCATTTGTGATATCGCACTGGTATGCGACTTGCATAACATGTAACATTCTTGCTTTTACATCTAGGACATTTAACAGGAACATACCGCACACCATATTCCAAGCTATCATCACTCGGTCGACCTTTTGTTTTATCAACAGG